AATTGGCGTTGGCTAGAAGATGAATATAAAAAATTAGGAATATTCGATAAGGAGTGAACGGAATGAGTGATTTCAAAATAATAACTTCAGAATTAATTAGCAAAGGCATTGAGTTTGAAATAGAAGATGACACCTTGATTGTTGGTGATTGTTCAGTAATCAATTATAGCGACGTGTATTTTTTAAAATTGTCCGGAGTTAATACTCAACAAGGGATTGCTGTTAAGCATCCTATAGTTATAGCAGATTTCTTATCTAGTTATTATTACTTATTAGAAGATCATAATAGTATCACTGTAAAAGATATTAATTTTAAAAGTGAGGTGCGTAGTAATGATTAAACGCATACTAAAAATATGGTTCATCATCGGAATGTATGAACTTAGTAAATATCTAACTAACGAACTTATCGTTAAGTTGCAGAGCGAAGATGATGTGGATACATTCAACCAATCAGATCATGCACACTTGAATATGGAGGTTACGAAATAATGTGGATAGCAATATCGATAATTCTCGCAATAGCATTACTGATTGCATTAGGTAGTAACTCAATCTTGCGTAATGAATTAGATGCACTGAAATACACCAACGTATATCTCTTTAGCAAGTTTGTAAGAGAAAGTGACATAGAAGATATTGAACGTGAGATAGAGAGAGCGAAGAAACAGTTTAAGTAATGGAGGTAGGTTGATGACTTTGAACAAGCGCGACGTAGTTTTAATGGAGGAGTATTGGAAAAACTTAAAAGAGATGAAAGGACAATTAGCTTACAGACGCTATGAATTATTATATCAACCAACCGATACTAACTTTGGTGGAGGTAAATCTAATATAGTTACCAGTCAAGTAGAGAATGAAGTAGTCAAATTGCATCAAGATGACTTGTATAAAAACCTAAGCAATACTATCACATCTATTGAAGATATATATAGGAGTGCAACTAAAGAACAACAAGTCATAGTTGATTATAGATATTGGGACAAAGATTTACTTATACATGAATGGGAAGATATTGCTCATGAATTAACTAAGCAAAGAGAAGATGATAAAGTCATTTCAGTTTATTCTGTATTAAGGATGAGAAGAAAGTTAATGGAAGAAACTGCAAAGAGAATTGGTTTTATTCATTTCGATTAATCGCAATTCTCACATTGTTTAATTGCGAAGATAATTAATATATATTGTTAGTATCAAATATTATTAGATAATAAACAATCAGAAAGAACATTCAACTTCATTGTTGTTTGTTCTTTTCTTTTTGTCTTGAAAGAAGTGAAATCATTTGTCATTCATTCAACCAAAGATTAGACAAGGAAGAAAGACAATGACTGAGAGCGAGTACAAGGCACAAAGGGAACGTAATAGGCAACGTAATGCCAGACAGTATAACGCACACACGAGATATGGTAAGGATAGCAAGTATATGGAGTTCTATCATTCAAAAGAGTGGAGAAACAAGCGTAAACAAGTGCTATTACGAGATAAATATTTGTGTCAGTCGTGTCTTAGAAAAGGTTACGTTAATCCAGTAAAAAAAGGTCAACGTTTTTACGTTCATCATATTGTTGAATTGAAAGATGATTGGGAAAAACGATTAGATATAAACAACTTGGAAACGGTATGTGCTGAGTGTCATTTAGAGAGCCATAGAGGGCAAAGACGGAAACGATGAACAATGTATCGAAAATTTAAGGGAGGGCTTGATATACCCCCTGTCTGATACACGTAGGGCGTAATCGCTCGATCACTTTTTTGCGACCAAATTCCCAAAACTCAATAACGAAATGGAGGTGTTTCAATGGCTAGACCACGTAAATTGAATGCGACAAAGCAAGGACATAGAACTAAAGAAGAATTAGAATACCAAGAACTTAAAGAAAATGGTTTATCTCAATTTAATAAGATTGATGTTAAGAGTGTTCCGTCTGATTTAACTAAAGAAGGTAAAAAAGAGTGGAAACGTATCATTCCTTTACTCGAACAATTACCTATCGCAGAACTTGATTATGATCGTATCAAACGTTACTGCCAATTAGTATCACTTACAGATGAAGCTTATCGTCATATTATGCAACACGGCACAGTGAATGAAGAAGGTACAAAGCGAACACCTCAATACTTTACTTACATGGATGGAATAAAAGAACTAAAATCAATCTGTGGACAATTAGGAATGACGATTGACAGTCGAATGAAGTTAGTTGTACCTACACCTGATGAACAAAAACAATCAATTTACAATAAATTTGGTGTTGATGAAGATGACTAACGTAAAAATTAATAAAGAATATGAAAAACTGTTAGATATTCCTAATGAATATAAAGATGATGCTTACAAATACTGTGTCATGGTTCTATCTGGCACATTTATTACTTGCAAAGATACACAACTTGCTTGTATTCGTCATTTAAAAGATATTAAGCGAAGTGTTGAAGATGATGAGTTTCCTTATGTATATAAACCTAAACGTGCAAAGAAAGTTATCCAATTCATTGAAGTGTTGCCAGATACAAAAGGTAAATTTAATAAACTCGCATTGTTTCAGAAGTTTATCGTATCAATGGTAAGAGGTTGGTTTACTGAAGAAGATGATTACCTAAGATTTAATAAAGCATTTATCTCAATGGCTCGTAAAGGTGGGAAATCGCTTTTAGTAAGTGGTTTAACGCTCTACTCATTTTTGTTTGATAGAGAGCCTGCTGAAGGGCGACAAATATTTTGCGCTGCAAACGACAAGAAACAAGCTAGTATCGTATTTAATATGGTAGCTAAGCAACTAATGTACTTCATCTCTCAAGTACCTGAACTAAAAAAAGACGTTAAAAAAGTCAGAGAACTGCTACAACATACCAAAGATGGCTCATACGTTATGCCTCTCTCTCGTGACACAGGGGCAGTTGACGGTTTTGAACCATTTTTAGCTGTTATAGATGAATATCATGCTGCAAAAACAAATGAAATGCTAGAGCTTATCGAGTCAGGTCAAGTTAACTTGATGCAAAGTTTAATTTTTATTATTTCAACAGCAGGATTTAACTTAAATGCGCCAATGTATATGGACGAATGGCCATATGCTAAAGAAATACTCGCTGACACATATCGAGATGAACAGTATTTTGCAATAATCTTTGAACAAGATAACGAGGAAGAATGGCAAGACAAAACAATGTGGGCCAAAAGTAATCCGCTTATCAACGAAAGTGATGATCTAAAAGAACAGATTGAAGATTTCTTACAAAAACGAGTAGATGAAGCAGTTAAAAAAGGTACGATGTTCCGAGTATTAGTTAAAAACTTTAATTATTGGATGCAAGCGTCAGAAGAAAGTTATCTAGATTTTAATGACTGGAAGAAAAACGAAACTGAATTTGATATTAAAGGGACTAAAACATATATCGGACTAGACTTATCTCGTGCTGATGACTTAACAGCAGTTTCATTCATACATTTAGATGAAGTTAAGAAACAATATTTTGTGACAAGTCATTCGTTTGTTGCTACTAAAGGTGGACTACAAGCAAAAATCGAACGTGACTTAATAGATTACAGACAAATGGCACAACACGGTTATTGTACAATCACCGACTTACAAAGTGGCATTATCAACAGTAATCAAGTGTTAGATTACATTGAAAAATATATCTTAACTAACAACTTAGATGTTCAAGCTATTTGTTATGATCCACATGCTATTCATGGTTTTATTGCAGAAATTGAAAAACGAAACTGGCGTTATGAATTAATTGAAATACGTCAGGGTGCTATGACGTTATCTAATCCAGTCATTGATTTCAGATTAAAAGTTATAGACGAACAAATTAAACATCATAAAAATCCATTACTCGATATCGCAGTAAAAAATGCAGTATCTAAGAATGTGAATGATAGCGTCATGATTGAGAAAAAACTCAATCGTGAAAAGATTGATCCATTAATGAGTACGATATTTGCATACGTTATAGCAAGTGAGCATGAATGGGAAAAAAAACGAGCATTACCAGTATTTATATAAGGAGGTGGCACGTATGGAAATAGCAAAGAATATTATTATCTTACTATTAACCTTAATTGGCATTATCTTAATTGGATATGGTGCATATTTAGCGTGGAAGCCATTAGGCTTTATTGTTGTTGGACTGCTTGTGACAGGCTTTGCATTAACACTTGACCAACCTTTTAAGGGAGGAGGTGGAAATAGTTAATGGGCGTATTTAATTTTAATGGTTTCAGACGTAGTAATGAAGTAACAGTTGATAGAAGCACACTAAGGATGATTACAGAAGCAAACGGTTTAGGTGATATTACATGGAATGGCATTAGTTCATTAAGGAACAGTGATGTATTTACTGCAATTGATATTATCTCTAAAGACATAGCTAGTACAAGTATTCAATTCAATGATAAAGATAGCTATCTAGATGACGATAAGAAAATACTCAAACTACTTAATAGACGACCTAATCCATATCTCGATGCATGGCACTTCAAATACATTATTGTGGCTAACATGCTTTTAAATGGTAACTCATACGTTGAAATTGTAAGAGATGATAAAGGACAACCAATAGAACTTTATCACATGCAAAACAGCGCAGTATCTATTGAACAAATAGACGATAAAATTAAGTACAATTACATTGATGAACGTGACGGTCATGTCCGTTTTGATACAGAAGATGTACTTCATTTTAGAATGTTTTCAATGGACGGATTTAACGGTTATAGTCCTTTATTTGCTCTAGCTAATGAAATTGGCATTTCAATGGGAAGTAAGAAATTCTTAGATGAGTTCTTTAAAAATGGTGGTACTTCTACTGCAATACTTAAATATGAAGATGGTCGTTATTCTGATGAAGAATTAGCGATAATCAGACAAAATTTTGAAAACAGTCAATTAAAGAATAATAACGGTTTAGTTATGCTAGATGACACAATGACTTTTGACAGATTAAAAGTACCAACCGAAGTGTTGAACTTTTTAAATAGCTATAAATTTAGTACCCAACAGGTTGCTAAAGCGTTTGGTTTGCCGTTGTCTAAACTAGGTATCGAAACTGTGAACACTTCTTTAAAAGACAGTGGTATTGAATATTACAGAAGTACGTTATATCCAATTTTCTCAATGATGAATGCAGAAATAGAAGAAAAGTTATTTGCACAAGCACCATATGAAGTAACACTTGATTATGATGTAACGCGTTTAATTGATAGTGATCCTGAAGTAAAACTCGAACGTGTTACACAATTGTTTACTAAGAAAATTATTACGTTAGATGAAGCAAGAGCGCAATTCGGCTTCAAACCAGTAGAAAATGGCAGTGAGCCACTCGCTGATTTAAATACTATATTCTTAAAAGATTTATCAGCTTATCAAGATAGTAAAGTTCAGAAGAATATAGATAACCTCAATAAAGGAGGTGATGAACCGGGTGGCATACAGTCAGATTGAAACAACTACTGATGAAGAAATGGTAGTAGAAGGTTATGCAATTATTTTTGACACATTAAGCGATGACTTAGGAGGGTTTAAAGAAATTATAAGTCCGACTGCACTAAGTCAGGTAGATGTAACAGATGTTAAGTGTTTAATCAATCATGATTATAATCAAATCGTTGGTCGTACATTAGCAAATACGTTAGAACTAACTGTTGACGACAAAGGTCTTTATTTCAAATGCTTCTTACCTAATACAAGCTATGCAAGAGATATTTACGAAAATATCAAAGCAGGTAATGTAAACCAATGCAGCTTTTTTTATACACTCCCTATTAACGACGATACTGCAAGAACATGGTCAAAGATTAACGGTGAATATGTACAAACGATTAACACGATTGATGAATTACTAGAAGTAAGTATTGTTACTCTACCAGCGTATCGAGATACATCTGTTGTTGTAGGACAACGTGCTAAAGGTCTCGACAAATTTAAAGAGTTAGAAAAATATAAATTAGAGTTCGACTTAGAAAGCTTACGTGTAGATACGTAGGCTATTTTTTATGCCGAATTTTAATAAATAAATTAAAGGAGTGAAGCTAATGGCTACATTAGACGAACAAGCGAAGTCGATTAATGATTTAATTGACCAAGCGCAAAAAGCAGTCGCAGATGGAGATGTAGAAACTGCTAGAAAGTTAAAAGAAGAAATTGAACAAGCTAAAGCAACTTACAATGAACAAAAAGAAATTGCTGACGCTGTTCAATCAGAAGAAAAAATCTCAAGTAATTCCGACAAATCAGCATCTACTGAGAAAACAGAAACAGAAGTGAAAAACGATAAACCAGATGCTGAAAGTAAAGATGTGGAAGTAACAGAGAAGAAAGAACAACCAGAAAAAGTTGAAGTTAAAGAAGAAGTTGAAAATCCAACTGATGAAGAATTAGAAGATAAAAAGAAACTAGGAGGCAAACGCTCAATGACAAGACAGATTATTGAAAACAAACAAAGCAAGTTATCTGACGAAGCACAAGGCTTTGTAGATTACATCAAATCAAAAGGGGCTAAACGTGACAACGTTAAATCAGTCGATGCACAACCTTTAATTCCAGAAGATATTAAATATGTGCCAGAAGAATTACCAGAAACGGTAGTTGACCTTAAAAAATTCGTAAATGTTCAACCAGTCACAACTGCTGCAGGTTCTCATCCAATCTTAAATCCTGCACAAGAAACAATGATTGCAGTTGAAGAATTAGAAAAAAACCCAGAATTAGCACGTCCTAAATTCACAGATATTGATTACAGAGTGAAAACATATCGTGGACAAATTCCAGTATCTCAAGAAAGTTTAGATGATAGCGAAGCAAACTTAGCGAAAATTGTAGCTAAGAACAATGAACGTCAAGCAGTAAACACTACAAACAAAGCTATTGTAGACGTTATGAAAACATTTGAAGCAGTAGATACTGCAAACTTAGACGATATTAAAGCTATTATCAATGTTGATATTGATCCAGCATACAATCTTTCATTAGTTGTATCTCAATCATTCTATCAAGCTTTAGATACACTTAAAGATAAAAACGGGCAATATTTATTAAAACAAGATATTACAAGTGCTTCAGGTACAACTTTATTTAATCGTCCTGTATTCATTGTTAAAGATGAATTATTTGGTACTAAAGGAGATAAAAAAGCATTTATTGGCGATTTAAATTACGCTATTTTCTTTGCGGATAGAAAACAAGCATCTGTTAAATGGATTGAAAACGAAATCTATGGCCAAGTATTAGCAACTTACATGCGTTTTGACGTTTTAAAAGGTGTAGAAGAAGCAGGTCGTTTCTTAACTTACACAGGTACAGCTGGAGACTTAGGCACTGGCTCACCAGAAGCATAAAAGGAGGCTAAATAATGGCTAAATTCAAAGTGTTAAAACCTTATAAAGATTTAGAGTTAGAAAAAAAACTAATCAAAAATGAAAAAGTTGAGATGACTGTCAAACGTTCAGAAGAAATTGAGAAAACTTTATCAGATAAAGGCTATGAAGGACCTTTCTTAGAACGTATTGATAATAAAGATAAAAAGTAGGTGGTTAAATGCTTACTTTAGAACTAGAAGAAGTCAAAAATCGTCTTAGAGTTGACCATGATTTCGATGATGACGAAATTGAAGGGTTGATACAAGCGTCTGAACAAGAAATACAGGGCGCTGTAAGTGGTTATGGCAAAGCAAACGCCTTTTATAAAGGTAATGCGCTTTATAACTTAGCTGTGATTAACCAAGTTGGCCACCACTATGAGAATAGATCAACTACAAGTCAATTCGCTAAGCACAATGTAGCACCTTCATCACTAGCGCTTATTCAAAGTTTGAGAGGAGCGTATGCTTTATGGAAATCGGAAGGCTCAAACATCGAATAAAGATTTATGACCAAACTGAAACAGTCAATGATGAAGGTATCTATGTAACAGATAAGAAGTTGATTGCTACCCCTTATTGCGAAGTGTCAAAAACTACAATAAAAGAATTTAGAGAAATGGGCCTAGAGGCAAGAAAAGGAACAATCGATTTTATTATCCGTTATAGACAAAAGGCTGATATACAGTCAGATATGATAGTTGAATTCAAAGGAAAAGAATACAAGATTAAATATATTGAAACAGACTTACAAGATTTAGAACGTCAAATGTTGAAATGTGAGGTGGTAGAGTAATGGCTAAACAACGTTACGACAGTGATAAGGATATATCAGATAAAATCAGAAAATTAGTTATCAATAGTGAAAAGCAATCAAAACAGGCAGTAACAAAGGCTGCAAAACTCTATAAAGATAACATTGAAGCTAATACACCAGTACACAAGCGACAAACTCATTCGACACATGCAGTAGAGGTATTAAAAATCTCTAATTTTAGTCGTGATGAACTTAATCCAACTAAAACAGTTGGTTTTGATAAAGGTCGTAAACGTAAAGATGCTGGTTGGTATATTCACTTCCCAGATGTCGGTACTCGTCCCTCTAATCGTTCTATGGGACAACCACCACAACACTTTATGCGACGTTCATTAGAAATGAGTAAAGCACCAATTCTCGCAATATATAAAGAAGCAGTAAGGAATATGGTTGATATTGACTAGACATCCTATTGTACGTGTATATTCATGGCTAAAAAGCGATAAAGAGTTAGAGAGATTACTCAATTCTAGTAAGCAACCTAAAATATTTAATTTTGAAATTCCTGAAAACTATCAAAAAGCAGAATACACACCTTTAGTAAGAATTACAGAAATATTATTACAAAACACAATATATAGAGATGGCGATAGTGAATACTATCGCTTTTTATTTGCCATTGAAATGTTTGGTAATGATATCAATACTACTTACACAGTAAGCGAGTATGTGAACGACATTATCAAAAAACGCAATGGCAGAGTGATAAGCCGAGACCTTTCGAAAGATAAGGAACTCGGCCTTTTTAATCAAATGAATGAATACGAAATAATTTTACCAGTAAAGGAGTAATTAATAATGGCAGATAAAAAAGTAGCAATTACATGTGAAGGTTTTAAAGCACGTCGTCAAGCAGGTAACGGTTATGAAGCAGGACCTTTAACAGACATTCCAGGTTTACAAGAAATCGAATTAGAATTAGAACAAGGTAACGAACCAGTATACGCAGACGGAGTTAAAAAATTAAACTTATTCAGTGGTATTACTGGTGCAACATTAACTGCTAATGTAATGGAACTAAACAAATCAGAGCGTGAGCAATTCTTAGGTGTTAAAGTTGATAAAGGCATGGAATTATACACATCTGACTTAGTGCCACCTTATTTATCAGCATCATGGAAGTACCGTTGTAACGATGGCTCATTCATCTACTACGGTTTAACTCGTGGTAACTTCAATATTCCTAATACAAGTGCATCTACTATGGAAGATAGTCCAGAGCAACAAGACCAAGTAGAAATGGAAGGCTCATTCGTACAACGTGATAACGATAAATTAGTATTTGCACGTATTCATAGTGCTGATCCAGATTTCAACGAAGAAGATTTCTATAAAGCAATTCATGGTGATGATGCAGTGACGACTGCTGACAATACACCAGCTGCATAAATGATTTAAGGCGACTGTAATAGGTCGCCTATTTTTGTATACAAAAATAACTAATAAAGGAGCAATACTAAATGGCTAAAGTAATCTTAAAAATCGATGGTAAAAACAAAACATTTGTTAAAGATAAATTGAATTTAGGTGCAGTTAAAGCACAAGCAGAGTTCGAACAAAAATTACAAACAGGTTTTAGTACAATCGGCGAGTTACAAAACTTATACCGTAAACATCGTTCAATCTTAAATAAAATTGAAAAAGTAGAGAATAAATTAGCAGATGTAGAAACAGATGAAGAAGCAGAAAAATTATATCAAGAACTAGACGAACTAGAAGCAACAGATGAGTATAAAGAGTTCTTAAATAAATCAGAAGAACTAAATGAACAAATCAAAGAAGAAGGCAACGATGAAGATTTCGAGATTTACGATGAGTTCGCCAATTTATTAGTTAAAGTATTCGACAACCAATTCACGATTGATGAAGTGTTTGATGGTTTAGAAGTAGAAAACAGTTTACCAGATACTTATAGCAAAATCTTTGCTAGTAATGACGCGGGAAAGCCAAAGAAAAAAGCGACTACAACAAAGACAAAACAGCAGACGAAATAGTCGAAGATATTTATTTAGTTTACCGTCATTTCATTGAGGACGCACAGTACAAACCACATGAAGTTGACGCAATTGTTATGGAAGATTTCGATAAATACTTCAATACGAAGAAACGTAAGCGTAAGGCTTCTAAAGTGGCGAAAGCAGGAGCGTTAAGTCCTGAACAAATGATGGCATTAATTTAATGAATAAGGAGGTGGGACAATGGCAGATTTTAATTTAGGTGCAGAGGTGTCTATGGATGTCGACCCCCTCAAAGCCTCATCTAAAACCTTAGAACGACAATTAAAAGGTATTAATAAATCACTACGTGAGCAACGTAAAGAGTTTAAACAAAATGAGATGAGCGCAGAACAACTTGCGAATATGGAGGGCGACTTAGGTCGTGCTATAAAGGCGCAAGAGGGGTTACTTGCTAGACGTAAAAAGGCATTACAAGATGTCAAAGATGAAATGGCTAAAAGTGGCAAAGCTACTGATGAGCAACGTATCAAACTGCAACAAGCAGACGGTGCTTATAAAAAGGCGCAGAACCAATTAAATAGTTATACGAAAGAACTCAAAGACGTTCAAGTCGCTAGTAAAACGTTTGGTAAAACATCTGATGACATTAAAGGTAAATTAAACAGTTTAAGAAACGAAGTTAAATTAAACGAGGCAGAATTCCAAAAGTCTAGCAAAGCAACAAGCGATTATGAAAAGCATATCGATAGTTTATCCACATCACTCACTAAAAGCGAAAATGCAATCAAAGAATTAGAAGATAATTTAAAAATTGTATCTGATCTAAAAGGCGAGAACAGCCGAGAGGCGAAAAAATTAAGTAGTGAGATTGAAAAAGAACGTCTTTCGTACAGTCAACTAGAAGTCACTTTATCAAAAGTTAAAAATGAATTCGAAGATGTTAAGAATGAAAACTCTGAACTCTCTCAATCTATAAAAGCAACCGAAAAGTTCATTGACGATACTAAAAATAAAGTTAATTCATTATCTAACGAGTTAAAACAAAGTAGTACAAGTTTTAAAGCGTCGTCACAAGAGACAGATGACTATAAAACACACCTACAACAATTAACCAACATTCAAACAAAGCAAAAGAATGTGATTAATGAGTTAGAAGATGAATATAAGAAAGTTACAGCTATCCAGGGTACATCTTCGCAACAAGCCAAACAATTAAAGAGCGAAATCGACAAGCAACGAACAGCATTCACTTCATTAGACGCTCAAATTAACCAAGCAACTAAACAATATGATGAATATCGACTGGCCAACTCGCAAACTAACATCACTTTAGCAGAAGCTAAAAGACGATTAGAAAGCTATAACAATGCTCTAGAAGTGAATACTGTTAAATTAAAAAATAGTAATAGATCAGTTGAAAGCTATCAAAATCAATTGAACCATACTAACGCTACGATTACTCAACATAAAGCAGTTTTAGAAAGTTTAAAACAAAGATACGAAGAAGTAGCACATGCTCAAGGAAAAGATAGTAACGAAGCCGAAAAATTACAAAGAGAAATGTACAAAGAAGCAGTAGCATTAGAAGTTGCGCAAAGTAGAGCAGATGAACTGTCAAAAGAATTAGATGAAGTGGCTAGGTCACAAACTAAAGTAGCTTTGACAAGTAAATTAATGCGTGCAGGTTTTGCAGGCTCTAGAGATAGCATGGACCGTATCGCCACTACACTGCGTAGTGTGGGTGAAGTTACACAGGGCGTTGTCGGTGAGGTTATGGCTACACAGTTCACTAACTTAGTGCCTATCATGGGTTCAGTTGTTAGTGCAGGTGCTGGCGTTGGTGGTATGGTTACTGCTTTAAGTGGTGCTGCGATTGGTATGGGTGGCTCATATGCGATTGCATTAGGTGCAGTTAAAGCATTTACAGGTCAAGCAACATACGCACTAAAAATGTTAGAAGACGGCACACTCTCAATCACATCTGAAACGGCAAGATACCAACAATCATTAGCTAGTTTAAAAACGCAGTGGGAAGGTTTAATCGCGCAAAATCAAGCTAAGATATTTAATACTATGACGAATGGTATTAATATGGCAAAAACAGCACTCTCTCAACTCAACCTGTTTTTAACTACAACAGCAGGTCAAATTGAACGTTTCAGTAGCCGATTATTAAATTGGGTTAATACTTCGAATAATGTAAAAAACGCATTCAATATCTTAAATACACAAGGAACGCAAGCATTCGGTCATTTATTAAATGGTGCCTTCCACTTCGTAGACGGTACGGTTGCCGTATTTAATAAGCTAAGTCCATTATTTGTGTGGGCATCTAAGGGCTTTGAAAATATGGCATTATCATTTAGACGTTGGGCTAACAGTGTAGAAGGCTCACGAGCAATTAACAATTTCATAGAATATACAAAAACTAACCTTCCAATTGTTGGCCGTATTTTCGGTAACGTATTTGGAGGTATTTTTAATTTATTCAGTGCTTTTAGTGGCCATTCCCACAACGTTTTGCTCGGAATTGAAAGTGTAACGGAAGGTTTTAAAAACTGGAGTGCAGAGTTAAAACGTTCTGACGGGTTTCAACAGTTTGTACAGTATTTAGAAACGAATGGCCCGAAAGTTTGGACTTTAATTAAAAATATTACTGGTATTCTGTGGGGGCTTATCAAAGGTATGGCTCCAGTTGGTGCCGTAACATTAAGTGTTACAAACGCTATTACTGGTTGGATGTCTAGCATGATGAATACACACCCTGTTATCGGTCAATTAATTGGTAGCATTGTTGCCGGTGGTGGTGCATTACTACTATTTTTAAAACCTTTATTCTTAATTAAAGGTGCGCTTAGTGGTATGCGTGGCGCATTACTAGCCGTCACGGGCGCGCAAAAATTATTTGGTGCAACAGGTGCATTTGCAACGTTAGGATTGAAACGTCAAGCATTACAAACTAAAATTGCAACGGTAGCGACTAAAACATGGGCGTTAGTAACTAAAGGCGCAGCATTAGCGACTAAAGGGTTAGGTTTAGCTATTAGATTTATGACAGGCCCAATTGGTATAGCTATCACAGTTATAGGTGCATTAGTTGCAGGTATCATTTATCTGTGGAAAAACAATGAAACGTTCCGTAACTTTGTTATCAATGCGTGGAACGCTATCAAGAATACGGCTATCTCTGTTTTCGGCTTTTTAAAGCCATATATCATCAATATTTGGAACGTAATTAAGAACGGATCAATTGCAATTTGGAATGGCATGAAAGCTATTGCAAGTGCTACATGGAACGGTATTAAATTTGCGATACAAAACCCAATTCAAGCTTTAAAAATGGTAGTTACAGGCATTTTTACAGGTATTAAAAATGCATCGTTAGCCATTTGGAACGCTTTAAAGACTGGTGTAATAACGATTATTAGACTTTGGGTGTCTACAAGTATGGCAACATTTAGAGGTTTAAGCACATTCTTTAGTAACTTATGGAATGGTATAAAAAGTGTTGCAATTAGCGCATGGAATGGAATTAAAAATGGTGTGCTAACAATAATTCGCTTGTGGATAGCTACAAGTAAGGCAACTTTTAACGGTTTACGTAGTTTCTTCATAAATTTATGGAATTTCATTAAAAATATAAGTATAAAAACTTGGAACACTATTAAAAATGGTGTTTTAGGCGCAGTACGGTTATTAAATACGGGTGTCCGTAAAATCTTTGGAACATTACGCTCATGGATAATATCTACATGGACCTCTATTAAAAATAAGGTCGTTGCATTAGCAAAATTATTGTACGTAGGTGCCAAAGCAGCCTTTAATTCTTTATGGAATGCTACTAAAAAGACATTTACCACCCTCAAGAATTGGGCTTTAAACAATTGGAGAGCGCTCAAAAACGGTATTGTAAAATTAGCAAAAGCAATCTACACAGGTGTAAAAAGTGCCTTTAATAGTTTGTGGTCTAGTACGAAAAACATTTTTAATAAATTGAAAAATTGGGCAATCAACACATGGCGCTCACTAAAAAATAGTGTCGTAAAACTTGCTAAGTCTTTATATTCGAGTGTTAAAAATACATTTAACAATTTATGGTCAAGCACCAAGAATATTTTTAGTAAATTAAAGAATTGGCTCGTTAATACGTGGCGTTCTATTAAAAATAAAGTTACTGATTTAGCAAAATCTTTATGGAACGGCGTCAAAAATACGTGGTCTAAGATGAAATCAGGCACACACAACACAATGTCAAAAATATCTAGTGGTACCAAGTCCACATGGCGAGGGATGAAAAATTCAGTCGTCGATATTTCGAAAGCGTTGTGGTCCAAAGTACGTGGTACGTTCACTAATATGCGTGATGGCTTGAAATCTATCATTGGCAAGATTAAAAGCCATATCGGTGGTATGGTTAACTCGGTTAAAAATGGTTTGAATAAATTAATCGATGGTGTGAACTGGGTAGCTGGTAAATTAGGCATGAAAGACTTACCTAAAATCAAGTTACACACAGGTACAGAAAGCACTCATACACAAAACTATGTGACTAACGGTAAATTAAACCGAGGTACTATCGCAACTGTTGGGGATAAAGGTAAAGGTAATGGACCAGGTGGTTTTAGACACGAAACAATCATACCGCCTAAAGGTAAACCATTTATAACTCCAGCTAAAGATACAACTATGCCATTGTCTAAAGGTACTCGTATTCTTAACGGCGCACAAACACATGCTATGTTAAGTAACGGTATGACACCTATGTTCAATACTGGAACTATACCTCGTTTCGCTAGTGGTACTAAGAAAAAATTATTCCAAGCAGTAGGAGAAACTGCAGGCAAGTTCTTTAATAGTGCAAAAAAACTAAAACACAATGCTATGGATAGTATTGGTGATAAAACTAAACAAGCTAAAGAATGGGGAAGCGAAAAGCTTTCTCAAATTAAAGGTGCAGTAGGAAAAGGCACTAAGTGGCTATCAGATAAGGTTGGAGATATAGCTGATTGGGTTGGTAAACCTGGTAAATTACTTAATAAAGTGCTTGGGGCGTTCGGAGTAAACATGGATGCGTTCGGAATTGCTAAAAGCGCAGAAATACCATACAACTTAATGAAAGCTATGTTTGGAAAATTAAAAGAAGC